GGTGGTGGAAACAACGAGGGGCTGGAAGGTGCCCGAGGTTGCGGTGTTAGTAGTGGTGATGGTATTGCCGGTCTCGGTGCTGTTAAGCGTACCGACAAAAGAACCTTCAAAACCGTTGTCCGATTTGACCGGACCAGAGAAAGTAGTACGAGACATGATTATTCCTTTGTGTAATAGCACATCCTCATACCGTCTCTATTAAGTCTGCTAGGTCAGTCGGTATAAGTAGAAAATCCTAGTGATTAATAAATTACACTATATTCATAAAATAATAAAGGGGGCCGAAGCCCCCTTTTTACTACTTAAGCACCCGGCGAGCCAAACATACCCAGCGGGTCCGACCAGCCAAACGAATAACGCTCACGGGCCTTGTAACGGACGTTGCCGGTATCAAAGTCACCATCCATCGAGGTGGTAAGCGGAGTGCGTTCAAAATGCTTCATGCCGTTCGGAACATCGGTGGTGAGATACCAGCCGTTCGTGTCGGTCAGGAAGTGGTTAACCGAATAACCTTCCGGAATCGAACCGTTGCTCTTCAGGGCGTTGATATCGTTGTCAGCGGTAGCGACACGGAGTTCGGTTTCCAACAGACGAGTAGCAACAAACATCAGAGCGGGCGGAACAATCAGCTTGCGCGGCTTGGCAGCAATCAGCAGACCACGTTCGTCAGTCCAACCAGCGATTTGAATGACAGCGGCTTCAAGCGAAGTCTCATTCAAGTCAGCGGCAGTTGCCGGAGTGTTGCTGTTTACGCCACCAGAAATCAGCGGGTGCGAGGTCGAGAACAGCGAAACGCCATCGCCACCAACATACGATGACGAGAAGCCGTTGTTCAGAACCGAAGCAGCCTTGACTTGCTTGGTGTAAGCCATAGCGCGGGCCAGAGCCTTGGTGTAACGAGCCGACAGCGAATCGTAGAGGTTATCTTCGATTGCTTCTTCGGTAATCGAGAAGCCAAGTGCAATCGTTTGATGCTGATAACGAGTGCTCCATGCTTCTTGGCCGTTGTCATAAGCAATGGCCTGACCTTCGTTCTTGACCGGAGCGGCAGAGAAACCCGACAGCTTGGTTTCTTCTTCAAAGCTACGTTCCGAAGTTTCGGTTTCGTAGATTTCCTTATGCTCTTCGCCGTAACGCTTGTACTCCAGACCGAACAAAGCGTTCAGGCCGGGGAGCAGTTCTTTGAGTAGTTGTGCGCGAGAAATAGCCATTATTCTCTCCTATTAGGTCGCAACAGCAGCGCCCGTACCGTTGTAGTACGAATGCCAACCGAAGTTAAACTTGACCAGAACTTCCGGCGAGCCGGTAAAGGTCAGCGTAGTAGCCGTAGCAAGGTTAATTGCAACCGCAAGGGTTAAGGTGGTGCCGGAAATGCTAACAACATAGTTGCCAGCAGCAACGCCAGTACCGCTAACGCCCATGTACGGGGTGATAACCGAATTTGCAGCAGCCAAGGTCACGGTAGTGCTGGAACCACTAGTGGTGCCCGAAGCAGTGGTCGTAACAGCCGACTCGGGAACCAGACCAACAATACGCGCAATCTTAGCGGTGGCAGCCGGAGCGGCACCGCCAACAGCAACAGCCGAATCACCCGTCGAGGTCGAGCCAGCGTTTTGCAGAAGACCAGCATTCTTGCCAACAGCCCACTGACCAACGTTAGCAACAGTCGAGCCGGTATTACAAGCGACGGCTTGGAACACGGTATCCGGGTCATCGCAAACATAAGCGATAGCATCAGATGCAACCGTACCGGAGGGCCAGTATTGTGCGTTAATCGGTTGCTTGGTTGAGGGATTGGTGTACTGAACGCCAAGGAACACGCCAACAATACCGGCAGTAGCCGAAGTACCGCTGGTGGTGCCATTCTTGACGAGGGTGCCATCTGTAGTCAGCTCAACAACATCACCATAGAAAATGTTGCTGGCATAACCACTGGCAATCGGGAACATACGGGTCGAACCCGCAAATACCTGACCGCCAATTAGATTCACCGGCTTTAGCCCATAAGGGGCAGAAACAGTCGGATAAGCCATTTTTTGACTCCTTTGTTAATTAAGTGTCGTTAGTTACGTTCAGAGAACTTGGACATACGACGGTCATTTTCACGCATATAACTTTGCTCAACCGATTCAACTTGTTCACGGTTGCGCTGCGAATAATACGAAGAACGTTGTTCAACAAATTCAGTGGGCATCTTGCACAGGGTAAGACCGCCTACTTCAACATTTGCGCCATCGGGTGTATTGATGGTGAACAACTTAAGTTCTGGGTGGTCGCCTAACTTCACTGGCTCCCAACCTTCGCGAAAACGTGCGCTCACATTAGTAGGGTCGGGGGCGCCCATCAAACTGGTGCGAACCCAACGGAATGTAAAACCATCCACAGGAGTGGGTGTCGGGAGAACCGAAGGCGGTTGCCACGACTTGTTGCGTTCCGTGCTTTCACGGGCCTCAAAACTGCGGGGACGACGATTATCCATTTCCATTCTCCAATTGAGCCTTGTACTTCGCGTAGATTTCGGGCGGCAGATTAAGGCGGCGAGCAATCGCTACCTCGGATTTATTAAGCGAAACCTTTTTCGTTGGACTGCTTCTTGTAGCGGCTGCTACAACAGTCGATGGGCGCTTTGCTTGCTGACGCGCAGGTTCTTGCTGGAACTTGTGCGGAAACATATTGCGCATACGAGAATCAAGTTCCCGGTAATAATCATCAGATTGCGGGTCATAGCCCGATTCGACCAATTCCTCATGCGTCCCTAATGCAGCGCCGGTCATTGCCCTGTCTTTCCAGAACCAAGGATTACGTTCCTTCCACGCTAATGCTTTCTGGTCAACTTGCTGCGGACGTTCAATTGCTTGTTCAGCAATATTCGGAACATTTACACCATTAAAATCATTTTGTAAAGGGGGTCTATAAGATTCAAGTTGAACTTTTTGTAATTGAGCCTTATTAAATTCTTCTTGGGCGGAAATTTCAGCTTCAATATCACCAACAGATTTGGCTTCAATTAACTTACGCTTTGCGTTATCAAATTCATATTGAACGCGCTGTTTAACATTTTCAACAAATGCGTTCTCTCCATTATGGAGTTGATTCTTAAGCAATTTATTTTGCTCAAGAACTTGTTGCGCAATACGAATTGCTTCTTCGCGTTCGCGTAGCGCAGTTTCCTTTGCTCTCCTTTCATCATGGCGGGCATGGGTTAATTCTCGAATGCGTGTTTGAACATTTGAACTGTAATTGCTGACTTCATCTTCTGATGGGTCTTCAACATTTACAGGTTCACGGTCACGGTCTTCTTCGGGAGCGTCATCAACAATTTCAATTTCAATGTCGCTGCCCTCTACTTCAAGATTTACATCTTCTTCAGGCAATTGATTTTCATCCATTTTTTACTCCTAGCGTGCTATGCACGGGTATATCCGCGCGGGTCTTCAACAATGGCTTCAACGCAATCATCATTAATCAGACGAAACTCTCTGCCATGAATCTTGAACCGCGTACCTGTATATGCCCTAGTTAAAATAAAATCGCCTTCTTTGCACCACGGGCCATTAGGGAACCTCTGTTTGTCGTTATAACAATCAGCACCCATCTTGATAACAAACAACACAACCGAAGAATGCTCTTCAGTTTTTAAAGTGCTATCTGCTTTCAAAAGACCGTTGGAGAATTTATCTTCAACTTCGGGTAAAGCGCACAACATTTTGTAACCTTTTGGCTCCGGCAGTTGCGTTGCCTTTTCTTCTTCATTCATCTTTAATCTTCTCCGCGAGGTCTAAGGTGTATTGCTCTGCGACTTCCAGACCCCGAATGAGGCCACAGAGATACTTGTAATGCGCGTAGTCTTTGCAGTTGTCGCGAGCAATAAATTCACGATGCGATGCCAAGTCACTACGAATTGCTTTAAGTAAAAAATTTAGTTCTTGCATCACCTAACCTTATTTTTTGCGGCTTCTACGCCGATTTTTGCGCCAGCAATCTGTTCCTTGCTTGCGTTATTTGCAGCCGTGCTGCCTGCTTTCGCGCCGATGTTTGCACCAGCGATTCTTTCCTGAGAAGCAATGCGTTCGCGCTCACGTTCATCGCGCAAGCGAATTTCTTCCGCCTTGAGTGCAATCTCCGCTTGGTCACGTTGCATCTTGGCGTTGACTTCGGTTTCTTTGATTTGCAGTTCTTTCATAGCCTGCTGAATAATCGGGTCTTGCATAGCCTGCTGGTTTTGTTGTTGCTGCGTTTCAGCAATATCTTTCTGAAGAAGTTTCTGGGCGGCTTGAGCAATAACAGCAGACATTTGGTATTCAACATCTTCTGGCAGCGGTTCATCCGGGTCGGGAAGCGGAGCGCCAATCTGTTGTTCAATTTGTTGTCGATAGATAAAACCCAAGTGTTCTGCAATGTGAGCCTGAGCGGCGGCCATAACCTGTTGAAACATCGGAGCCTGACCAGCAACCTGTTGCAACTTCGGGTCTTGGATGAAAGACATATGTGTTTGAAGATGCGCCTCATGGTCTTGATATGCAAAAGCTTTTATTGGTTTCATGACCATGATTGCCATATTTTCAGAAACAGGGTCTTTGGGTTTTAGGTCATCGGCAGTGGGCACAAGTTTGTCAACATTTTTAATGCCCAAAGTATTTAACATTTGTTTGTGCAGATTAGGCAGGTCATAAATCTGCGGAGCAGTAGATGCCAATTGAAGCGCGGCTTGATATTGAACGATACGTTGCGACATGGTTGCCGCATTCGGGTCGCTGACCGGGATAATGTCTGTCTGGTCATAATCAGACTGCTTTACATATCGCGGCTGGCCTTCAACTTCGTATAAATATTCATCAGATGTGTAATCGCGAATAATCTGCGCAAGAAGTTTAAACTCTTGTTTTAGTGAATAATGTACCCGCGCTTGAACCGCACTCATTACTTTCAGGGTGCGTTCGAGGATGGCAAGAGTTGTCCCAACAGGAGCCTGTGAGGACATATCAGATACTTTCATATCTGAAATAGAAGCAAACCTACGCCCTTCTTCTACAATTGTGTTTAAAAGCATTGAGAGCGTTTGTGATGGCTCTTTGTATGGAAGCGGAAGGATGTTGTCGCGGATAGCACCGCCCGGAACATCAACATCGCGGAACTCACCCGGGGCAATCGGAGTATCGTCTCCGATAATACGAAGACCACGCGCTTTTAAACCGCCCGGAAGATTCGATAAAGTTCCTGCGTCAACCAATTGACGAAGTAAACTGGTAGCGCCGCGAGCATGACCGCCGATAAGATGAAGCAGACCAAACCCGTAGAAACCAAAGCCAGTAATGTATGGGTAATGGACAAAGTG